TAGGGCAGAACTGAATAAAAGAAGTTTTGTTTAGCGCAGTAGTAATGCAAAAATCACCTTCTTTTTTGATTGCATAGGGTGTACTTACATTTGTCATTTTCATGTTTATTCCTTCTCTTTACGGATATAAAGCTTTGCTATATTAGTTATGTGCTTACCAATAGCAACTATTCCACCTTATACAATCCCAACTTCTTCAAACTGTTTCTCTACATATTTATCTAGGTGAGTGGTGGAGGTTGGTATTTCTATCGCAGTCTTGATAATATGATTATATGGATTTATTCTATCTGCGTATAACAAAGCCTCTAACATTGTCTTAACCGTTAGCTCATACTCTACACAATGGCGCTCTAGCGCTCCGATATACACCATTCTTGCGAGGAGAGATATGTCTTTGGCTCGATGTTTTAAAACTCTTAAACCTTCATCGTCAGGTAACCAGTTTTTGTATTTTTGTAAGTCTTTAATCGTAAGCTCGGCAGCGGATAGTTCGGCTTCTTGTTTTGCAATTTTATTCAATAGCTCTTGTACGATTGCATTGTCTTTTATGTTAGTCATGGTAATTTCCTTATTTAAACGCGGTATACGCTTCAATTAGCGTTACGGGTATGAGCAGTAAAGTACAGTAAGGTAGAAAGTAAAAGCGCGTCGTAGATGTTCATTTTTCGTTCTCCCCATATCCGAGTGCA